TTCTACGCCCGCAACGTCGCCCACTTCGAGCACTGGCGCGCAACTGGTGTCGGCAGCTTCGCCAAGCACATGGCGCTGGGCAGCTTCTACGAGGAGGTCATTGAGGCCATCGACGATCTGGTGGAGGCCTATCAGGGCGCCTTTGAACTGGTCGGGAACATCCCCGCGCCAGAAAACGTCAAGGGTGACGCGCTGGCGGTCCTTGAGAACGATGCCGACTGGATCGAGAAGAACCACGACAGCATCTGCCGGGGTAACCGTGGCGTGGCCAATCTTGTGGACACGGTCACTGACACGTACCTCAGCACGATCTACAAACTACGTAACTTGAAGTGAGTGGGGGGCTCCGTGGACTATCAGGCAGTGTTCAACATCCTCATCGGTATGGTTGGCTTTCTCGGCGGGTGGGTGCTGAACAACCTGTCCAAAGCTATCGAGCGGCTTGACGGAGACGTGCGCGCGATGCCCAAAACCTATGTGACCAAGGAGGACTGGAAGTCCGACATGAAGGACATGAAGGACGAGATGCGGGCCGGTCTCTCTAAGATCGACCACACGCTCAATACGCTCTTCGCCAAACTCGACAAGAAGGAGGACAAGGCGTGACTGCACTCGGTCCTGTGAGGTTTCTCACCATCCACTGCGCTGCGACCCCCGAGGGGCGGCACGTTTCTGCAGAACAGATTTGCCAGTGGGATCAGGCCAAATTCGGCCAGACCAGCTACCACTGGGTCGTCGAGCTTGACGGCAGCACGCACCGCACGCTGCGCGACGATCAGAAGGGCGCGCATGTCGGCGGCAACAACACGGGCAACATCGGCATCTGCTACGTCGGCGGCGTGGACAAGAACCTGAACCCCAAAGACACCCGCACCCCGGCGCAGAAGCAGGCGATGCTGACGCTTGTCCGCACCTACATTGAGCGATACCCCGGCCTGCTCATTCGCGGCCACCGCGACTGGCCGGGTGTCAAGAAGGCTTGCCCGAGCTTCGATGTCGATAGCTGGCTCGCCGAAACAGGAGACTGAACATGAAGAAGGTGTTTAAGTGGATCGGCGCGCGGCTCAAGGAGCGCTCGACGTATGTCGGGCTCGGCATGATCGCCAGTGTGGCGGGCGCGCCCGCGCTGGGCATGCAGATCAGCGATGTCGGCAATGCCGTGGCCCTCATCGCGGGCGGTGGTTTGGCGGCAGCCACGACGCGCCTGCCGGTATAGGTGCGCTTCGGCGCGTAGTGTGATATAGGTGCGCTGGTATGGCAACCACGATGACCTTCGATACCCTGCAGCAGGACGTGCGGCGCTATCTTGAGCGCGGCGCGACCATGGCTTCGGACGCGGTAGTCTACGAACAAATCCCGCGTCTCATCAACCTCGCCGAGCGCCGCATCGCTCGGGAGCTGAAGGTTCAAGGGTTCATCGTGGCTGTCACGGACACACTGGCGCCGGGCCAGTCCGTGTACGCCAAACCCGACCGCTGGCGCGACACGGTGTCGATCAATATCGGCACGGGGACCACCAAGTCCACCCGCGCGTTCCTCCTCAGCCGCGCGTACGAGTATCTGCGCTCATACTGGCCAGACGAGAGCGCGACGGGCGTGCCCCTCTTCTACGCCGACTACAACTACACGCACTGGCTGCTCGCGCCCACCCCGGATCAGGCGTACCCCTTCGAGGTGCTGTACTACGAATTGCCCCAGCTCCTCGACGACACCGTTCAGACGAACTGGCTGACGGAGTACGCGCCGCAGCTCTTGCTGTACGGCACGCTGCTTGAGGCGACGCCGTTCCTGAAAAACGACGAGCGCATCGGCACGTGGCAGAGCTTCTACGACCGTGCGGCGGCCATGCTCAACGGTGAAGACTTGGCGAAAATCTTCGACCGCTCATCCACCCGCAAGGAGGCGTAAGCCATGACCTTCACCAACGTGTTTGGCGGCACGACTATCTACCCCTCGGACGTGTCCTATCTGGCGCTGTCCCTCAGCGCCGATACACCGCTGGAGTGGCCCCTCGAAAGCTCGGGCAGCGCCAACCCGGCCGCGCGCATCATCGACGTGACGCCCAGCGCCTCGGGCTTCAGTGTCGTCCTGCCCGACGCGACGCAGACCGGCGCGGGCCAGACGGTCCTGTTCAACAACCTGAGCGGGTCGTACAGCTTCCTCGTCAAGAACTTCGCGGGCGCCACGCTGGCCACGGTGGGCACAGGCACGCAGTGGCAGGTGTATCTAGCCGACACCGCCACGGCGGCGGGCACGTGGCGCGTCTTCCGCTACGGCGCCTCCACGGCGACCGTGCAGGCCTCGGCCTTGGCGGGCTTCGGCCTCACGGTGACTGGCTCCACGTTGTCTCAGTCCACGCCCGTAACCAACTTCTCTACCACAGGTTTGACGCTGGCGTCGTCCAACCGCGCGGGTGCATTTGTGTGGACAGGCTCGGGCGCGGGTACGATTAACCTCCCAGCCGCCGCCTCCGTGGACAACAACTACTTCGCTCTCGTACGCAATTCGGGCGACGGTGATCTCACTGTCGATCCTGACGGCACGGAGCGCATCAACGGCGCGACGTCTCTGGCCTTCCGGCCCGGCGACAGCGCGACCCTCATCACGGACGGCGTGCGCTGGTACACCGTCGGTTTCGGGCAGGACGCGGTCTTCGCTTTCGACTACACGTCCATCAACGTGACGGGCGGCGATTACACGCTGTCTGGCTCGCAGCTTAACCGCATCGCTTACAAGTTCGTCGGGGCGCTGACGAGTGATGCGACCATCATCATCCCGGCTACGGTGCAGCAGTATTGGATCACCAACGCCACCACGGGCTCGTTCAACTTCTTCGTGAAGATCGCGGGTGGCACGCCCACACAGGTGCAGCAGAACGCCAAAGGCATCTACTACTGCGACGGCTCCAACGTCATCCTCGCCTCGGACCCGACCACGCTCACGACACCTATCGCCCTGTCGCAGGGCGGCACCGGGGCTACCACGGCGTCAGGCGCGCGGCTGAACATCGGCATCACAACTTTCGCCGATGCCATCGTCACGGCGACCACCGGGGCTTCGGTACGCACGACCATCGGCGCGGCAGCCTCGGGGGCCAACAGCGACATAACCGCCCTCACCGCACTGACCAGCGTGGGTATCGGCACGGCCAGTCCCGCGACGCTGTTGCAGGTATCCGGTTCTGCCACGACGGCCACGATCCGCATCGCCAATAGCGGCAACGGCAGCGCGGCGTTCGACGGCTCCGGCGCGGGGCTGGAGTTGCTGGCGAACGGCATGTCTGTCCCGTCGCTGAAGTATGCTCCGGCTATCAAGTTCGGATCGACGGATGTGGACTTCACAACCACGAACCCGAAGTACGGCGCGGCGATCACCGCAGAGGCGGCCGAGACTTACAGCGCCGATAACAAGAGCGGCATGATCCTGTCGTTCTGGACAGCGCCTACCGGACAGACCACATCGGCGCTGGCTCTGCGGGCCCAGATCACGAACACTGGCGACTTCAACATGCTGGGCGGCAGCGTGACCCTGTCAGGCAGCGGCAGCGCGTTGGTGAATGGCACAGGCGGCTTCGGCTACGGCACGGGCTCGGGCGGCGCCGTGACGCAAGCCACCGGACGCACGACGGGCGTCACGTTGAACAAAACCAACGGCGCGATCACCCTCGTCTCTGCCGCAGGCAGCACGGCGTGGCAGAGCTTCACGGTGACGAACAGCACAGTGGCCGCCACGGACGTGATCCTCGTTTCGCAGAAGAGCGGGGCCGACCTGTACCAGATTTTCGTGACGGCCGTGGCGGCAGGCAGCTTCCGCGTCACCTTCGCCACCACGGGCGGCACGACGACTGAGCAGCCCGTCTTCAACTTCGCGGTCATCAAGGCCGTCACGACGTAAGGAAGCGGCAGTGGCCGAGGAAATCATCCAGATCAGGTCGCTACCCGGCATCAAGCGGGACGGCACGCGGCTTGAGGGTGACCAGTATGTGGACGGGCAGTGGGTCCGCTTCCAGCGCAGCTTGCCGCGCAAGATAGGCGGCTACCGCTCCGTCAACAAATACCTGCAGAGCGTGGCGCGTGCGCTGCACGGCTACACACTCGACTTGCTCACCTACGTCCACGCCGGGTCGGCCGACCGGCTGGAGCGCTTCTTCATCGACGGCAGCCTGAACACCAGCATCATCAGCGACCGCACGCCGAGCACACTTGCGCAAAGCGCCGCCAACATGTGGCAGTTCGACGTGGACACGTTTGGCGGCGGTGGCCTGCAGCTCATCGCGCAGGTCGCGCCGAACCTCAACTGCATCTGCAACAGCGCTGGCGGGCAGCTTTTCTACGGCAGCGCCTTCGGCACGGCGCCCCTCACCGAGATCACCAACCTGCCATCGCCGTACAGCGCCACGGGCGGCGTCGTGGCGCTTCACCCGTATACGGTGGCCTTCGGGAATGACGGTTTCGTCATGTGGTCCGTGCCGGGAAACCCGGCGGACTTTACTGGCTCAGGGGCGGGTAACGCCTACATTACCGGCCAGAAGATCGTACGCGCCATGCCCCTGCGCGGCGGGCCCGGCAACAGCCCCTCGGGCCTGCTGTGGTCGGCTGACAGCCTGCTACGCATGACCTACGTGGGGGGTACGCCGACGTTCCAGTTCGACACCATCTCAACCCAATCGTCGATCCTGTCGGCGCAGTCCGTGATCGAGTACGACGGTATCTTCTACTGGATCGGAACTGACCGCTTCCTGTCCTTCAACGGCGTCGTGCGCGAGATCGAGAACGGGCTCAACCTGAACTTCTTCTTTGACAACCTGAACTATGCGCAGCGTCAGAAGGTGTTCGCCATGAAGGTGCCGCGCTTTGGAGAAATCTGGTGGTGCTTCCCCAAGGGCGACAGCACGGAGCCTAACCACGCCGTGATCTACAACGTGCGCGAGAACGTGTGGTACGACACCGCGCTGCCCAACGGCGGCCGGGCGGCGGGCCTGTTCCCGGCGATTTTCCGCAAGCCGCTGATGACGGGCGTGTTGCCCTCGTTTCAAGACGAGGTTCAGCGCGCCACGCAGGCGGGAGACACACGCATCACGGAAGACGACATCACCCGCATCACCGAAGAAAGCAACGACCCGCAGTACCGTGTGTGGGTGCATGAGACCGGAACGGACGAGATCGACGGGCTGATCGTGAACCCCATCATGTCCTACTTCGAGACGGCGGACTTGAGCCTGCCTGTGCAGAGCCAGACTAACCGGGCCCTGCAGGTGCTCATCATGGAGCCCGACTTCGTGCAGAGCGGCGACATGACGGTGCAGATCAAGGGCCGCGCCAATGCCCGCTCGCCGGAGGTGGACGGCGAGATCAAGACCATTGTGGCCGTGCCGCAGACGCCGCAAGAGCAAGTCGTCTACTTCAAGGAGCAGCGCCGCGAGCTTCGCTTCCGCTTCACAAGCGACACGGTCGGCGGCAACTACGAGATGGGTCTCATCCTCGCGCACGTGCAGCCGGGTGATGGGACAATTATCGGATGATCGACCCGCGCGGCCTGACATTGCTTCAGTGGGCGGATGCGGTTATACTGGCCAACGGTGACGCTTGGTCCTTCGGCCGTCTACTCGACGAGAACGAGTGGCAGTCGTGGGCCGCAGCCTTTGTACGCGCGCAGCCCTTTGCGCAGCGCAGGCCACCAGACCCGTTTCAATTTACCGATTGGCGAGAGTGGGCCATGCGCGCGTATCCGATGCTCGAAGGACAAGGCTGATGGCTCTTCCCGACGGAATGGACCCCCTGTACCCCGGGCTGCCCGGCCATGACCCGTCGCAGCGGTCGCAGATTATCGACAGCGCGCAACTCACGCCGTCGGACTTCTATGCCCCCAATTGGTTGGAGACCAACGGGGCCGACACGGGCTATGGCTCGTACGGCTCCGAGCACACCAACGTGCCCCTCTACGCGGGTTCCAAATACGTCCTGTACGACGACCGCACTAAAAAAGTACTCGGCACGGCCAGCACGCCCGACGAGATCAAAGCCCTACTCGGAACGATTAACAACACGCTGGTGCCGCAGGGCAAGAACGCGAGTTGGAAACTGTACGACATGGGCGGGGCCAAGCCCGACCTCGGCATGCACTACAAGACGCCGGGCGCGCTCGGGTCTGCGCAGCAGATCAACGGCGAGTGGGGTGTGCCTATTGCGGGCGACGCGCCTGACCGTACGTTGCACGACATCATCTCCGGTCTGAGTGTTCCGGCTGCGGCGGCGGTCATCATGTCCATGCCGTACCTTTTCCCTGCGCTTAACTCGTTCGGCGCCCCCGCCGCAGCGACGACTGTCGGA